GTGTCCCTCTGGAGTATTCCCCAGACGCACACCGGGATCCTGCCGGGATATGTTCGGCAAGAGTCGAAACGCAGAACAAAACTGTTCGCTTGGAAGTTATCCACCCTTTCCACACACTTTTCCACGCGAATTTCGCATTTTAAGGCCTCTAGGAGCGCTCGACACCCTCCCAAAGGAAAACACCCGGCCCCTCTCCGAAAAATCGCACACGCCGCAACTGTGGCGGTCGTTTTTCCGGAAGAAGCGAAAAAAGCCGGGGGCACACGCCTCCGACCTTTTTCCTGACCCCGGGAATATGGTATAGTCAGCCAAGTTCGGCGATCAGGCCCAATTCGGTGCCGGTCTGGATCTGATACATGGTCTCGATAGCTTCCAGCCGCTTGAAATAGTAGTTCACCAGCTGCTCCTCGGTCATTTCCCGCAGTTCCGCGATCCTCTGCTTTTGTGCATCGGATTCAGCCAATTCGGCCAGCTGGTCTACCTCACGCCGCTTGGCGATGATCTCCTGCTGGATCTGCCGGCCGGCCATTGCCAGAATCTCGGTCTGAGTGATGATGGGTTCGGGATTTCTTCTTGCCATAGTCTTTTCCTTTCTCCCCGTGTGCCCGGTAGGTCAGGCGGTTGATTTTCAGCAATACTGCAGGTACTGAGTCTTCCCCGCCTTGATCAGGCTGTTGGCCCGCGTGTTGGATGCCCAGGCGACGCATTCCTTGGCGAGGCCGATCTGCTTTCCGGTCAGGTAGGCTACCCGGCCATCCCGGCTGTTCATGACCGCCTGCAGCAGGTCGGTGAGGGCGTCGTACAGGTCGCAGATCTGGTTGTAGGTAGCCTCGTCGGCTTCCGCCTCTCCCATCTCGATGTCGCGCATCTCGCAGAAAACGCGGTTCTTGCGAAATTCGATGTCGTGAGCGTGCTTCTGAACGCTGAAGGGGTACAGCTTCTGGTTTGCCATGGTATCGTTCTCCTTTCATCAGGTGGGGCCGGATGTCCAGCCCCTTGGTGGCGTGTTTAGAAGATGACCTGAATCTTATCTTCCAAGGTCAGGGGGGTGCTGCAGTGGGGGCTGATACGCTTGCCGGTGTGGGCGATCATCGGGCCGTAAGCCTGGCGTTTCTCGCTGTCAATCAGGCAAATCAGGATATCCTGATCGGGTTTCACAACCGGGGCGTTTGCGTAGGTCAGCATACTTTCCATGTCGCTGTAGGTGAAGGAGCTGCTGATGCAGGTTCCGTAGGCGTGGAAGGTCAGGGTCTTCTCGTCGTTGTAGGCTCGCAGGATTGCGTGGATGTAGTAGGGCTCGCCGGGTCTGAAGAAGCCGTTGTCGATGTTAACCGGAGTGCCCGCGATGCCGTAGTCATCGGTCTTTGCCAAGTCGATTGTAACGACCGGGTACTTCTTGAAGTTGATGGCCTGCGCGATTTCGCTTCTATCAGTAAGTCTTTTCATTTTGTAGTCCTTTCCGGCCGGTGGCCTGTCCCCTCCCCCTCTCACTTGCGGGGTAACTTCCGTTCATCCTCTGCTTACTCGGCCGGTCTTCACGGCTCATCCAGGTCTCCCGAATTTACGGTTTCACGCTGTTTCAGCTTTCTTCCCGGTACGCTTGGCTTCATCGGGCAGCGTCTTAGCGATCCTCTCTCCCAGCTTCTTCGTGGATCGTCCCGGGCGGTGTTCAGTTGGCGGGGTTTGTTGTCCTTTGCTATGGTCACAGCATACACAAGATTATTGTGTTTATCAATACACGGTATACACAAATAATCTGTGTTGTTTTTGTCTGTTTTATACACTTGTTTTTTGTGGTTGTGGTGGTATACTTTCAGGCAGGAGGTGTTCGCATGGCAATACGATATAAAATTGATGTGCTGGCCACTCTCAAAGAGGCCGGGTACTCATCCTACAAAATGAGGAAAGAGAGGATCATGGGCGAGGCAACGATGCAGGCCATCAGGTCCGGGCAGCAGATCTCTTGGGACAAGCTATCCCTTGTGTGCAGCCTGCTGCAGTGCCAGCCGGGGGACATTTTAGAGTATGTGAAGGAGAAGGACAATGCGGATTATTGATGCGGATGAACTGGAAAAGCGGGCCTATGATGATCTTCATCATCATGCAAAAATAGAAGACTGGGAGTTTGATGTAATTACCAATTATCTGGACACCTCTCCCACCATCGAAGCCGAGCCTGTGAATCATGCCAGATGGGAAATCTGCGAGACACCCGGGCATTTTGATACCTACGGAAACCCGGATAAATACGCCAGATGCAGCCATTGTGGATTTAAGTGGACCGACCTCTACTCGGTCAAAAACTACTTCAAGGGCTGTCCCAAATGCAGAGCGATTATGGATTTGGAATAATACCACAAACAGAAAGAACCACCCTCACGGGTGGCTCTTTTCATATTCTCTGGGCCGCCGGCCATCGTCGATCTGATAGGCCGTGTCCTCCTGGATCAGCCACCCAATGGCCTGCAGCGCCCGGCCGTGGATGCGGGTAATGTTCTTCACATCCTTTTCCTCGTCTGACTTGCAGATCGCCAGGGTGACCTGCAGCCAAGTGGGCTCCCGGTAGCCGTCGAAATCTATGTATTTCCGGCGCAGTACGGTCCGCTGCATAGGGTCGCAGCTGACCTCCACCGCCTCCTCGATCAGTTCCATCTGCCGCTCTTTTGCCTCGATCAGAGGCAGCAGGCGTTCCTCAATGGCCATGCGGCGAATCACCTTCGCGCCCAGCTGATCGCCGGCGCCTCCCCCCGGCCGGCCGCCACCCACGTTGCTGTCTCCCCTCGCACCGGGGAGCAATTCTTCATTCCGAACGCGGTCAAGGCGTTCTCTCAGGCCGTCCGTCTCCATTTTAAGGCCGACATATCGCGCCATGTATTTTTTGGGATCTGTAATAATCATGTCGACCTCCAAGTGATTTATAGTGCTCTCCTTCGTCTTTCAGCCGCCCGCATCATTCCCAGGACGCCGGGGCTCCAGTCCTCGATGGTCAAAAGCAGCTTCTCCCGCACAGCCTTTTCCGGCTTGTGGTTCCCTGCCCGGATATTGTAAATGGTCTTCTGGCAAATACCACTCTCGGCCGAAAGCTCGCCGGCGCGAATATCTGCCAGAGCCATCAATACACGCAGCCGCCACGAAAAGTCTGCGCGGCGCGATAGGTCCTCAATGTTCAATATTTCCACTCCTCATTTTTCAGGCATCCCCACATCCAAGTAATCCAGCAACGCCGGCAGGCAGTTCGGGCAAATGTGACACAGAACCCGCACCGGGCTGTAGGCGTCCTCCTTGACGTACAGAGATGTCATTCCCTTTTTAAATCCTCTCTCTCCGCAGCGTGCACAGTTTGCGTAGTACCGCGGATGAAGCTCCCGTGAGTTCCAGCGGGGCAGATTGACCGGTTCATACATGGCCGTCCTCCTCCCTGTTGCAGAACAGCTGCTCATAGGTCAAGCCGGTCATGTTGCGGAAAGAGTCAATTTCGGTCTGTTTCAACTCTACCTCGCCCCTTAATATGGAGCGCACCCTTAACATGACATAACCCCTGTGATTCCTTCCGTAGAGCCGGCGAATCAACTCAGGCACGCTCACCCTGTTCTCGTTCAGCCAGTCCCGCAGGCCGTCATAGTAGACCCTATCCTTGCTTAACGTTCGGAACTGACTCAGATTTTGTTTCGACAGTGTTTGCGACACATTCTGCCGGGAACATCCGCAACGGGCCGCGATCTCCTGATAAGTCAGGCCCTCTGCCCGCAGCGCAGCATACTCGTCCGCCTTACTCATACGCCCACCTTCCTGATCTCCCGCGTTCGCAGGCTCTGGCGGTGGATGATCGTCATGGACCGGGGCGTATCCTTCACCACCAGCCAGTTATCGCTGTTCAGGCGGTTCAACGCCATCAGCTGCCGCTGGGCCACCGTGGGCCGTTTTCCGTGCTTCATAGTGATTCCTCCTATTCCTCATTCAGGGTCAAAAGATCTCTCCGCTCTGCACCTGCTTATCGTCCGATCTGGGCGGGCACTTCCCTTCCCGGATCAGCTGGCTGATAAACGCCAGATTGCACTCCATGTGCTTGTAGTGGGGGATACCACTTTCCTCATCCACGCTGTAAATGTCCTCTGCGAAGGCCAGCGTATGGCGCAGCAGCGCGTCCACGTAGCGCATCAGCTCCACCTGCCGCCAGTTGTTGGGATCGCCATACTTGCGGTTCCCGTACTCGCGCACCTCGCAAATGTCCCGCACGATCTGCATGGGCACAAGGTGCAGCTGCAGCTTTCCGGCATCCGCCTTGGCCGTCTGGATAGCAGCCGCAGGGCTCCGCGCAGCGTCTTTCAGGCACACCGCGCCGTCAGGCTTAAAGCAATGAACCGCCTGCCCATATCCGTTCCACTCACAAATCTGATTGCACTTCATTTTTTCTTTTCCTTTCCATCGTAGATACTGACCACGCGCACCTTCCCAAACTGCTCCAAGGCCATTGCCACGGCCTCCTTGGTGGCCAGCTTATCCCCGAACTCCTCAATGTCAATGGTAATCCAGATCATGTGCCCTCCCTCTGAGATGCTTTATACATCCCATAGTTCATGCCCAGCCTCCGGGCCTCCGCAGCGTCCTTGGCGATCTGGGACATTTTGCGGCTGGGTTTGGGCGGAATCTGTCTGTTACAGGGAAGGTGATTCCTGTTTCGCCAGTCGGTGATCGTGCCTCTGACAACGCCTAATTCCTCCGCAATATCCTTATCGCACAGCCCCTCGTTATAAAGCCGCAGGGCCTTCTCGCGGTCTAACTTCACACGGTTACTTGCCATCAGCTTCACCGTCCATTCTCGCAGTTGTCCACAGCCTTCCATACTTGATACAAAGCATAGGCCAGCGGATTATACACAATCGGGTTTTTCTTTGCTCTTTCGTATTCCTTATGAAGAAGTCTCACCACTGGTCGCAACTCCTTCACCACAGGCGCAACATCGGCAGCAGGCGCCGCCTTGATACGCTGCACGACCTTATGTGCCCCGATCTGCTTCGGGTTCAGGTGTCCCGTGCGGCCAGAAAACAGACAGGTTTCTTCAACATCTTTCAACAGGTTTCCGCGCTCGATATATTCAGGTCTTTCCACGTTTTGGCATCCCCTTTTTCCCTTCTTCGAATATGTAGTTATAGCCATCCAGCCGGTACGGATCCTCGATCAGTCCGTGGCACCGTTTATTGATAGCCTGCTGGCATATGTTATTCGCTCTGGCGGCCTCTGACCCAGAACGGTAGATGGCCACTACATTGCCATCCCTATCCACCTTCAAGACCGGACGGCTATTCCCGGGCCGGTGCGTTTTGGCCGCTTTTGCCCTGGACATGAAAACGATATTCTCCACGGCGTTGTCGTGCTTCATGCCGTTTCGGTGGACCCGCATCATCCCGGGAGGCGTCCCACCCATGTAGGCGTCAGCTACCAGCTTCGAGACCTGCACCCGCTTCCAGGTGCCGTCTGGCTTCCACATTTGTATCCGCCACTGCCCGCTATATGGGTATGGTTTCAGGGTTTTCCATTCTCCGTTGGGGAGTTGCTTCTGCACTATGCCCTGGTCACTGACCCGATACGGCCAGCGCCACTCCCCTTCGACGATCTTCCACCGCATTAAGGCGACCTCTCTTCCTGATCGCCTCCAACCTGGTCGAAATCGACCTGTTTAACCGTGTCGGATTCGGTGCGGTTCAACTGACTACAATTTGTCACCAGTTCCAGCGCCGCCTCGGCTTCTTCACGGGTTAAGACAAATGCCAGTCGTTCCATCACTTGCCCTCCATCAGGTCCAAACACTTGCAATAATTCTCTTGCAGCAGTGCAAACTCTGCAGGGTCTCCACCCATGTCGGGGTGCATCCTTTTTGCCATTTTGTGATACCGATCTTGGACTTCTTTTTTTGACGCCGGCCGCTCCACGAAATTTAACCAAGAAAAGCACGGCTCCAAGACTTTGCCGGCCGGCAGATACTTCATGCCCGCCACCCATGTCGAGAGGTCGTAGATGCCACGCTCGACCATGCGGGCCAGATCTTCCAGAGAAAGAACGACCTGCGCGAACACATCGGATCCATACCGGATGTTGACGCCGTGTGTCTTGGCGTTCTCTACACTGTGGGAAAACCGGTAAGGCTGCCCTTTATAAACGAAGGACACCCAGCACTCAAACCGGCTCCAGTCGTAGTCATATTCCTCGACACCGAGACGCGCCATGACCTTTTCCAGCTTCGCCTCATAGGTTTCCGGTGCTGCATACTGTTTCGCCATCAGATCCCCACCTTCTCCCGCAGTTTTTTCAGGTGGTCTTCCACCACACAGATTGACCGGCTGAACACGCAGGCCGTGCGGATATCGTTCAGGCACTTCACGGCCGCATCTCGCTCGGATTTTACTTGCTTATTGCTTGCAAGCAGTTCTTCAAAACTGTGGAAACCGTTGCGCTGCAAGGCTTCCGTTACTTGCTTGTTACTTGCTTGCAACTCATCCCGTTCCTTGCAAGTGGCAGCAAAGGCCATCCGCAGGCGGTCGATATATCCCCATGAACATTCCGCGCAGGCGGTCAGGGTCTTAAAATCTTCCATATTTACTCCTCATTTTTTACAGGCTCCACCTTATCCGCTGGCACCCGGTAGCTGGTCCTCCCCTGCAGCAGGGTCACGGAAAGGCGGCGTTTTCCATTGTTGTCATACCAAGAAATATATTCGATGATTCGGTCATACCGGGCACCGGCATAGATCACCGGCTCTCGGCTCCGCATAGCGGCATCAATTCTGGCGCTGTCCATCAGGACTTGCTCCTGTGCCCAGACAGGATATAGTGCACATCAAAGCCCGCCTGGTCCATGGCCTGCAGCGCATAGGTCCCCGGGACGTTATCGCCGTACTGCCACGACTGGATACCGGATCGCGCAAGGCCCAGCTTTCTTGACGCCTCGGTTGCCCCGCCATATTTGGCGATCACCTCTTCGAAGGCTCTCTGAGCGATTTTTATATCAGGCTTCCGGCGCATACGAGATCCCTCGCCACAGGAACTTACTGCCGTCCCGGCACTCCTTGCAGGCGCAATCGTGCGGGCACTCCAGGCACTCGACGCCGCAGTCGGTGGGGTGGCAGTTTTCGTGGGCACAGACCGCGCAGGTCGTTTTGCCGACTTCCAGCAGGTCCTTCAGGGCCGCATCCCGGACGGCTTCAACCTTGGTCAGCTGCGCGTCCATTTTCAGCAGATCGTCCAGCAGCGTATCATTCAGATGCGCCTGCTTCCCCACGATGTCCTGCAGGGCCTCCAGCGCCTCGGCTGCCTGTTCAAGGGTGCGCTTATTGCTGACATTGGACGCTTCAAACGCGGCCATTGCATTCAGTCTGGCGATCAGGGGTTCGTACTGTTTCATGGTTCGTTCCTCCGTATTTCTCAAAAAATGGTCAGCTGCTCGTCCACCGGCAGCTGCGTAATGTAGATTTCCGTTCTGGGGTTCTCCTTGTCCCAGAAGCACCGGCTCCCATCGTGGCCGGTAATGATGCCGTAATGATCGTCGGTGACGATGTTGCAGTACACCAGCAGATCGTCCACAGCCTCCAGCAGGTTGGTCAGGTCGGTTCTACGCCGGGTCGGTAGGTAGAATAGGCACTTGACGTTCAGAGGGCACTCAAAGGCTCTCAGGGGCCGTGGTGCCAAGAATCTGGCAGCAGCTTTCTCATACTCTTTGTATTTTTTGGACGGCATGATAAACGGCCGCTTCGTCTTGGGGTTCAAGAGGATCTGCTGGCTGTTCTTCTTCGTCACGGGCGGCAGGGGGATTACATACTTGATCTCATCTGCCATTGTCTCTCCCCCTATCCAGAATCTTCCGAAGCCCTTTCATGGCGGCGTCGCCATCGCCGGCAAATACCTGCCCCCGGAGGGTCTTATACTGCTGCTTCGTCAGTCGCCCATATTCGTAACTGGCGTTGATCTGAATCAAAGCACGGTAGTCGATCTCTTTCTCAGGTTCCATCAGATTGTCACCGCCTTTCGCAGTCTGTAATTCTTCGACCGGTCCTTGGAAATGCTGATGCCAAACTCCCCGGCCTTCTCGAAGATGCGGCCGCCGGTGGCCTCGTCAATATCTACCAAACCATCCTGCGTCCACTCGCTGGAGATGATGGTCAACTGGCCAGGTTTGTCCGCTCTGTAGTTGATCAACTCGAAGGTGATCTGCTTATCCCAGCCGGACGGCATCTGTTTTATGCCATCTTTTTCATATGGTTTGAAGAGATCATCAATATAAAGCACCTCGGCTTCTTTCAGCCGGTTCATCATCTCCATACGCTTCTCCGGGTCTTTCTTCTCATATCCTTTCAGCGCGGCGATATCGTCCGTCCATCTGGAATAGAGAACCTCACGCCCGGCCCAGAGGAACTCCCGGCAGATGGCCGTGCAGATGTGGGTCTTGCCGGCGCCGCTCTGGCCCAAGAGTGCAAACCACCCTTCCGGATTCTTGGTGTATGCCATGGCCTTGTCCTTGATGGTCTTATGCCACGGTTCAATAACCTGATATTTATCGAAGGTCTTTTCCCGGATCACATCACCGAGGCCGCTGCGCTGCATACGCCGGATGTTGTTGCGGATCTTCGTGCATTTGCACGGAGAATGATAGGGGAACCAATTCCCGCGCGCATTCTGTTCCACCCCGCAAATATCGCCCTTATTCCGGCAGATAGGGCAATTATAGCCGTCCTCCTCATGCAGGTTGCCCGGCTTCCGGTTATAATCGTCAGCCTTGAATTTCTCAAATTCTTCCTCGCTCTTCGGTTCAAATGTACGTCCCGATTCGCTTAGTCTCTTCATGATTCCCTGAATCCCCTCCACGGGTGGTTCCTCCCTTTTTCTTTTCTCGATCAGCTTCTAAGGCATCCCAGTCAGCCAAGCATTTAATGCCACGCTGCTGCTTATCTCGCAGGATAGCCTTGATATAGGACCAGCTGGTCTTTTTTGCATCCAGAGCCACGTCAAAGGCTCTTTTGCAGACATCCGCACCCAGTTCCTCCGCATAGGAGCTCAATTCCTCCAGACTCATAGGAGATGCCGAAGGGTTAATACGGTTCAGATAATCAGAGATTACGGAGCCAATGGCAGCGTTGACGTCAGGGGCCGCGCCCTTTATAAGACATTCGTCCTCAACCTCTTTCTCTTTCTCTTTCTCTTTCTCTTTCTCTTTCTCTTTCTCTCCCTCTTTCTCTTTCTTGTTTCCGGTATCTCCGCCCGAAGTTTGTTCGGTCTTTGCAATATCTTCCGAACATCTTTCAGGTATCTTTTCGCTATCTTTCGCAGGACTTCCCTTTTTGCCGCCTGCAGCTTTCTTTCTGCTGGCGTCCAAGTTCGGTTTGATTAACTCGAAAGCAATAGCAGAGGAGTCCGGGAGAGAATCGAGGTCGGGCATAGTCCCGTAAAGAGCATAGGCGCAGATCGCATCATAGGTTGCTGCCCGGTCACTGTTATCTTTAATCCGGCTGATTGCCCTGAAAAAGCTCTCATAAAATGTGAATTGTGTTCGTTCCATCAATGTGCTGCGCCTCGCTTTCAAACGGTGCGGAGATTATTCCTCCGCACCGTTGTTCTCATTTTCTTCCTCATCGTCCCGCTCGTAGGACTCCTCCAGAGGTTCTTCCCCATCCTCGGCCGGGCTGGAGAAGCACGCCATACGCCGGGCATAATCTCCCTGCAGCCACAGGTCACGCATCTTCTTGCCGCAGTTCTTGATCTTATTGAGCAGGGTCTCGGGGATGATCAGGCGGCCGTACACCCGCACGCCGATCTCTCCTACCGGGAAGGTCAGAACCAGCTTGGCATCCTGGGAGGACACGCCGCCGGAGTCCTGGCTATAAAGTGCCATCTGAGCATCCGGGGTCTGATTCTGGCTGATGGTCAGATACATGGGATAGGTGTCCGTCCGGAACTGGTGCAGCAGGCACTTATCGTCCAGAATGTTTTCCAGCTTCTGCTCCTGGGCCTCGAATTTTTCAAAATAGTTCATGTCGAATCTCCTTTCCTAAATTCACGCCTTCCGGCCAGCCAGTTCCCGCCAGTGAGCCGCGAAGTAGCTGGGGCCTTTCACCAGCACACCACCCTTGACGCCGATCTGAGGGCGGTTGGGATGGACAATACCCATCCGGCGCATCTTGGCGCGGGCAATGTTACGGTCGATCTTGCGGCTCTTGCCGGCAAGGGAAATTTCAGGCTTTTTCATGTGTTACTCCTTTCAAATCAAAACGGCAGCTCGCCGTCCTCATCGCCGATCTCGGCGAAATCGTTGTTGCCCATAGAGGCCGGGGCGCCGGCAGGTCTGCTGCCGTATGCCGGCGCGGCGCCGCCCTCATGTTTGGAATCGCCAAAGTATACGTTATCGGCCACAACCTCGGCTGTGCGCCGTTTGCCGCCCTCCTTGTCCGTCCAGTCCCGGATCTGCAGGCGGCCCTCCACGACCGCTACACGGCCCTTGGAGAAGTATTTACTCACGAACTCCGCGGTGTTACGCCACGCCACAATGTCGATGAAGTCGGTCTCCTTCTCACCACTCTGGCTTTTGAAATCCCGATCAACGGCCAGAGAAAAGGAAGTGACCGCAGTCCCGCTGGGAGTCCTCTTCAATTCCGGGTCACGGGTCAGCCGGCCCATGAGGATGATCTTATTCAGCATCTTTCTGCACCTCCTCATGGCCATGCAGGAACACGTATCGGCTATTCGGACCCATGTTCTGATACAGCCAGTCTTCGGTCTGCTCCCGGCTCAGATGGTTCTCCGCAGCCTTGAACTCATAGGCATACTCGCCCCGGGCCTGCTTCTCCGCGGCTCTGGCGGCGATGTCGGCCTTTGTGTGGTTGGCTTCGACCATATAGAGGTCGTAGCCCTTGGCCTCGATGCCGTCCAATGTGCCGGTGTCTGTGGCGTAAAATATGGTCGTATCGTCCACGTCGATGTGATAGCCGCAGTTCGGAACATTGTGGTATAGAGACTCCGGGTAGATCGTCAGCGCTCCCGGATACACATAAAGGTGGCCCGGCTCATACACGTCAATGACCCGATGGGCCACACCGGCATCCAGCAGGTGTCCAATCATCCACGGACAGCACCCGAATCGCAGCATAGGGCGCTCCTGGTGGAGCCGCCGGGCGGTCGAAGGTACGAAATGGTCCCCATGCTCATGGGTGAGCAAGACCAGCTTCAGCGGTTTTATGTGTGGCTCCAGCAGCTTGTAAGGGACACCGCAGTCAATCAGGATTTTGTCGTTGATCACCACGGCATTGCCCTTCGAGCCGGTGGAGATGATGTTATACATCATTCAGGCTCATCTCCTCGACGATCTCGCCCTCAATGACCTCGCCGTTCTCATCGGTGACCGGCGTTGTGGCGGCGACCTCCGGCGTGGAGATCTCACCAGCCTGCACAAACTCTCCGTCCTCGCTCGTGCTGTCTGCCTCGAAAGCGGACTGTAGGTCGATGGACATGATGCCCCACTTGCTGATCAGCTGGCGCAGCATGGTCTTAAACGCCATGGCGTCAAAATCCTTTTCCCAGAAGGTATAGCCCTTCTTCGCTGCGTAGCCCTTGGAATACTTCTGCGCATGGACCTCCATCTTCTCCCGGCTCCAGTAGATGGTCTTGGTGAAGCCGTTCAGGTACTCGAAGGAAGCCACGTAGCCGATGGACGCAGCCTTTTCTCTGGCCTCCTCGTCCTCCATCATGTTCAGCGTGATCTCCTCCGTCAGAGGATTCCATGCGATCAATTCCCCTTCCTTGACGGCCATCACGTTCAGGCGCTTGTAATAGCCGGAGCGCAGGGCCAGCTGCACATAGCCCTTATAGCCAAGCTGGAACTGAGCGTCCTTGCAGCCCTTCTTGGTGTTGTTGAAGGGCACCAGATAATACTGGCCCAGCTGGGGGCTCGGGGACAGGTTCAGGCTCTCGCCCAGCAGTGCGCCGGACAGGATCGTGGCGGGATCGCATTCCTGCAGCATGGGATTGATCGCCACCGCCGAGGTGATGGACGCCACAAAGCGCCGGGCTCTGGCGGGGTCTTTCAGGGTGGTGTTGATCATTCTCTGATAGCTGGGGGTGGAAATCATTGCGGAAAACTTGGGTCTCTGTGCTACCTGGGTGTTACTCATAGATAATGCCCTCCGTGTTCATAAATTCTTTCAGCTTCTTCAGCTGCGACTTTGTTGCTCTAACCATAAACTTGCATCTGAATACCCTCTCCGGTTCGGCAGTCTCCTGCTCGACCGGAGGTGCGAAGGCCTCCACCTTCTTGACCGCCTCGGCCTCCCGGGCCTTAACGGCTGCTCTCTCTTCCCGGGCCGCTCTCTCGGCTTCGATGCGCCGGTGGCGTTCCTGCACGGTTCCAATGGCCCGGGCAGCATCCAGCGACAGCTTGTACTCCGCCAGGATTTCCGCGGCGTTGTCCATCGAAGAAAGGGCCTCAACTTCCGCGGCGACGCTCGTCACAAACTGCACCAACTGTTCCTTCAGCTTCTTGGGCGGCTGGGTCTTAGACTTGGCGTCTGCCAGGCTTACGGTGACGCGGGTCTGTTCAAAGGTCAGGAAGTCGATGTGGTGCGCCATGCAGAGTTCCGTGAAATACTCCCGCAGGCCGGCTTCGCATTGGCGCTTCATGCCATTCTCCACGTCGGCGATCTTCTGCTTCAGAGCCGCGTCTGCCCGCTTGTAAGCGTCGCTGACGCACTCCTTGTAGATGGCCTCGAACTGGTTGTAGGGGTCCAGCACCGCGGCCTTGACGCCTTTCCGCTGGTCCTCCAGTAAACTAAATTGTTTATTCAGTTCGGCCCGGGCCGCCTTGACCGTCTGCACGGTTTCCTCGGTGCAGACAAGCGCCAGAGCGCCGGCCACGGTCTTGTCCACGTACTCCTTTGCCGAGCGCAGCTGCTCCTCGATGATCGGGAGTTGGGTTACCTTGATCAGTTCCGTCATGCTATGTAATCCTCCGTGTATTTTCTGAAACGCTCGTTCATGCACTCCTCATGGAAGAAACTGCCCTCTACGTCATAGAGGTTCTCATCCTGTATGCGGTGACCACAGTGGCAGCACCTCGGCCGCTGTGCCAACCACGCCTCTTCCCTTCGGGTCTTTGCTTCCAATTGGCTATACGCATCAGGCATTCTTTAACACCTCCATGTTTTTGATTACTTCTTCGGAATACTCGCTTTCTCCGGGGCTCCCGGAGTTATAGGCTGTCAATGCGTCCTCCAGCGTGTACCGATCCAGCAACTCCGCCAGAAAGTCGATGCCCACCGTCACGTTTTGGTACGGGTCCGTCAGATCTGTTGCACCCAGCTTCGCCATGCGGCCGCTGTGCCACTTCTCCTGAACCTGCATCAGACCAACGGACTCGCTGTTGTCTCCGATGGCAGCCGCGTCAAAATTTGACTCCTTCAGGATCACGGCAAAGACGATCACAGCGTCCACGTCGTAGGTGTCGCTGGTTCGAATGATGTGGGCCTGCAGGTCGTGATCTATCGGAACCGGGTAAAACTCGATTGCCTCCAAGTGGTACAGTTCGGAATCTTCCGAAATCTCAATCGGTGAGGGTTCGTCACCAGTTACAACAATGGTTTCCTCGACCGGGGCCGCCGGTTCCGGCGCGATCTCAGGCACCTTGGGCCGCGTCAGGCAGTACACGCACAGCGCAGCCAAGATGGCGATTGCCAAGGCCAGCGCCTTCTCCCAGAAGCCGCCCTTCATCGTCTCTTCCTCCACGGCTTCTTCCCCCAGTCAACAAAATCCAAGACCGGATAGACGAACAGGTAGGCCGCGTAGGCCACGCCGAGAACAGTAAAGAATGTCGGGTTCATAAAATTCTCCTTCCTAAAAAAACGCTTAAAGCGTTATATGCGGCAAAAAAAATTAACCTACTCTGGTCCAGTCAATATCATCGTATGTACATTCGTACAGCTTGCAGATGGGTTCAACCATTTCAATGCTCGGCTTTGTTCTGCCGCTTTCCCAATATGAAATGGTCTTTTTGGTAACGCCAAGGGCCGTAGCGCTCTCCTCCTGGGTCAATCCTTTGTTGACCCTCATTGCTTTCAGGGAAATCCTGCTCACGATTGATTCACCGCCTTTCCGTAACGCTTAAAGCGTTTTTTATGTGTTCATATTACTCTATTAAATTTTCCGTGTCAACGCTTTTAGCGTGATTTATGTAAAAAAATATTGAATTTTTTACGCCTAGGGTGTAATATGTGGAAAAACGGAGGTGCGCTTATGACAGCTTTAGGAAACAAAGAAATCATGGCGAAGAACCTGAAGTATTATATCGAGAAATCAGGGAAGGATCGCCGGGAATTGGCTGAGATATGGGGGTTCCCCTACTCCACGGTCACTGAGTGGATCAACGGCAAGAAATACCCACGCATTGACAAGATCGAGATTATGGCAGATTACTTTGGTATCTTGATAAGCGATTTGGTCGAAGATAAATCCAAATTAACCCGTGCCGTAAACGACATGATCGCCACCGCAGAAGCAAGCAGAAAAAAAGAACCCGCCCCCACGAATGGGAACGGGTTGAGTATGTATGACGCAAAAGTTCTTAATTGGTTTCGCTCTCTATCTGAAGAAAAGCGTCAAGCAATCCTTGCTCTCGGAGATGCTCCAGAAGAACTCCGCGGCGAGCCGGATCGTGAACAATCCGCAAGAAACGCAGCTCCTCCTCGGACAAAATAGGTTCAGTAACATGGTTCTTTTTCATTGGCAAAAAAACTCCTTTCATCCGGGGCGAGAACACGAACCTGTGTTCTTGCGGACTATTTTAACAAAGTAGAATTGTCTGAACAATGGTAATTGTTCCCTCTAATATAACCCGCCCAACGCGTCGAAATTGCACGGAAACGTGCAACACTTTTTGAAAATTTTACAAAAAATTCTCGGAGCCGTTTCAGCTCCGGGATTATTCTATCTTCTATTTGCCGCGGCGATTTTCTTAAACGCCTGCTTCATTGTCTTTTGTAGCTCTTTGCGGATCTTCGTTTCATGTTCAGATACCTGATCAGCCAATTCCTGAACAAGCGCAAGGTCTGACGGCGTGTAATTCCCCGTCTGATGGATCGTGTAAATGATCTGTTTTATAAGACCTCTCTGCCGCTGCAATTCCTTCGTGTATTGCCCCAGGAACGCAAAAGAGATGTCCACCGAAGCGCCATCCAGGAGTGTCTCACGTGCATATTGAGACACCGAAATTCCTTTTTTATTTGCTCGTTCACGAATCTTCTCAGCCTCATCTGCTGTCACCCGGAAAGAAATTTTGTGGCCCTCCGGTTCCAGATCTGGCTGCGATTCACCCTCGCTCCGCAGGGTCTTTGCTCCATAATTGGGGAACAAATGCCGTTCTTCGCAGAGCAATTCAGTAACAGAAATTTCTTTGATCCGCTCATAAATCGCAGCCGTTTCGTCCTGCAAATCCAGAGTGTACTCAACCGTTTTGCGGTGGTTCAAGCACTCATAACCATGCTCGGAAAAGTACTTTACCCATGCAATAATATGCCTGTATGCCTCCGCTTCGGTTGTCTGCAGGGACTCCAAGAGGTACATTCCGGGCCGCTGCTGCTGCCCTTTTGCGACCTCAAAAACGTCTCTCGTCTGCGCATTTCTGAGGTTGAAATGGTCTTTATACCTGCCCCGCAAAGACGTTTTAAGGCCCCTGCCGACATAAAATTTACTGTCGAATGGTGACAAAATCACATAGATTGCGAGGTCTTTCACCTGCTCATATTGTGTATAAGTCTTGATGTGCGGCATAGAAAAAACTCCTGAAAACAACTTCGTTTTGGGGAATTGGGGCAGGCCCCAACCTTCGAGGCGCAGCCGATTGAGCACCGCTCAACTCCTGATTTCAGGTCCGAAACCGAAGGGTGAAGGACTTAAAATCAGGAGGCCAGGGGTCATAGGGGGCAGCGCCCTCTGATCCGCTAACCGTCTCCACGTAAGACGGTTAGCAGTGCTTGTTAATCTATTTTTATAGGGGTCATAGGGGGAATTTCCCCCTAAAGCGTTTGGGGGTGTAACTTTATGTTACAAACCCAAACTATGCTTGCTAATCTAATAAGCGCACATTGTCACCAGTTAGACCCGTCACTCTTCCGTGACAAGGAACTCCCCGTCCTCTCGTCGGGCCACGATCTCATAACCCATGGCGTTCATCATCCGAATGAAGGTTCCGATGGCCATACCCTGCTTCCGGTTCAGCGCGTTCGTGACGGCACTGTGGGTCGTCCATCCAACGCGCCGGGCCAGCTCGGCGCGGCTCACATCATCCATCATCATGGCTGTATCAACAACATCTGTGAATTTCACTCGACATCCTCCCTCTGGATAAGGCCAGACAAATACTCCTGCAACTCATAGGTAGCAGCCAAGGCCTTTACCTTCCGAAAATCAGGCCGGCAGAATACCGGGTCGTCATGATCGGCCGCAAGCTCGGCCTGCAGTTCCAGGATAGCGTCATAGGTTGCACGCAGATCCATCGTTCTTCCTCCTCATCAATCTTCGTCCCAAAATTCCTTGTCTCCTTCAATGCGCCCGATCTCCTCGACGGGCTTTCCATAAAAATCGGTCAACCGTTCTTCAAGGGTTTGTTGGGGACGTTTATGTTTTGCAACCAATTCTTCAACGATAGTCTCGATTTGTTCTGGATCTGCCGCAAGTCTTAGCCGCTCTTTATCCTCTTCCGTTAAAACAAAGCCAGAAAGGGCCATGGTGCCAGTAACATTCCGGACCATGTCTTTCATCAGCTTAGTCCGTAATTCAGAAATGGCTTTTCGGGCATCTTTTGTCCGGCCGGCAAGCACGGACGCGTGTCCAGCCCGCAGGCGCTCCAGCACGTCCTCGTCTGTCAGATCCTCAACTCGGCTCCGGTAATACTCACGCTCGGTCTCCTGCTCAATTTTCCGGCGCTCCAGAGAATCAAGCGCAGCGCACCGGTCGCAGGTGGTCAGCAGCCAACCATGCTGCTCTCCGAGTTTGCCCGGTCGGCCACAAAACTCGCAGATAGTTTCGGAGGCTTTCTCAACCTCCATGGTAAGCCGGTTGATCTCGTTGAAATACTCCGAACTCTCCGTGATGTAGTCCACCTGCACAGTGCCGTATTTCTCTTTGTACATCAGCTGGATCTCTGGATCAAGCGCACGGATCTTCTGCTCCATCTCACCAAGCAACGGCCACCAGCCGGGGCCTACAGGGTATTTACTCATCACGCATCAGCTCCTTACTTTCGCCGGGTTTCAGAATACAGATTCCATCAATGCGGATGTCTGTATCGCTGGTGTTATGAAAAAGCACACTAGGGACCAGCGCATCCCATGAATAGATCTCTATGGCACCAGGCCGCATAAACCACCGAAACGGGAACCGGTCAAAGGTGAAATACTCCGCATCGTCAAGCAGAACGCTATCAGATCCGCGTGTGGCAATATGCACCCACGCTTTCAGCGGCAGCTGGCTTCCGTCCTCCATATGTGCGATGCCGCGTTCAAAATGGGTATCATCTGCGTTCAGCCAGATTTCGTATTTTGCTCTCTTTTCCAACCTGCCGATATAAGGATTCTTCTTGCCTTGCATTTTTGAAAAATCATACTCTGGCCGCATATCATCCATTGCCATCAGCTCCCTTTTGTTTTTGGCAAGGGAGATCCCTCACCTTTCCAGGTGTTGCAGCTGCTCTTATTCGCCGCCAATGCAGCAGGGCGGACAGTATTTGCTCTCACTCAAAAAACACGGAATAGGCCCACATATCATCGGCCAGATCCTCGACCGTTCTGTATTCGTCCTCAAAATACTTCCGGGCGTTATTGCTGGGGGGAAGGCAGCCTTCGCTCGTCAGCGTCCGGAGGCTCCGAAGCGCCAGCAGCATATTGACCTTCTCCCCCGGTTTAAAATTCCACTCCAGCGTGTACCATCCGTTCGGTGTCACATATAATTGCAGGCCCGGAGCCAATACAAAGTGCCGATCTACATAGAAGTCCTTTGGTTGATCGTCTCCGGCGCTCATTCGTCGAACAACACCCTTCGCAGCAGGGCGTTGAGGAATACGCTCTTGTTCTTGGCCTTGCTCAGCTTCGTCAATCTGAGCAGTTCGGCATGGACATCCTCGTCCAGATAGAATCCATAAGTGCCGCGTACCGGCTTTTTCCCCTTGGGAATCAGGTCCTCCAGAATGTTCCGAACAGGCGCCGCGGTCGGTTCTTCTGCTGCCGGCTCTGCCACAGGTTCGGAAACGGGCTCAGAAACGGTCGTTTCCGGGGCCTCCTGCGGCTTTTCAGGCTCGGCAGGGGTAGTTACTGCCCCCGGGTCCTGCGCTTCGTCCTGCGGCCGCTCTGGGGCGTTTGTGGCGGGAACAATACCGGCCGTGAGCAGGATTGCAGGATCGTTGGGGTCAACAGGAGGATGGTTTGCCTCAAATCTATTCGTTTTTTTCTTCTTATCTGCCATCAAAATACACCTCTCTCAAACAGTTCATTCACGACGTTTCTAATATCCTGAGTAGCTTCCTTGCCATTCTTCATGAGATTGACCGGGGTGTGCGCCATACGGGCATCCCGATAAATGACCTTTTCGTAAATCATATCCTTTACCAGCAGATCTCCGAAAAACTCATCATTCGCGCAATACTCATAAAGTTCATCAGTCAGGTTGATCGTTCTGGATGCGCGGTTGATGATCAGAGCTTCAATATTCGGCTGCTTTCTTAGGCCACGGCTGATAGCGCCCCACAAATACAGGAACATACCAGCACCCTCGATGCCGTCCTCCCCGACATCAGTAACCAGGACAATGCTGTCGGCTGCCATGAAGGCATTCTGATTGATAACGCCAACGGACGGGTTGGTATCAAGCAGCACATAATCGTACTGCTCAAAGAAGTCTGCGTGATCTTCGATGAAGTTGGACAGCACAGACTCACGCCCGGCACGGTTGACCATGTTGAACTCCGTCGCAGTCATGAGCATATTGCCGGGGATTACATCAAGATTCGGTAGGCCGGGAATGGGACTTTTGACCACCAACTCCTCCGGGGTGATCTCATCCGTTCTCTCGAAAATATCTCTGCTGGATGGTTTGATTTCCACCGGCAGCTTCTTGATCAGCTTTCTCCAATCAACATTCTGCTTCACGCCGCAGGAGCCAGACAAATTGCACTGCGGGTCAAAGTCTACGACACAGACTCTCTTCTCTTCCGCCAGAACGCCGGCGACATTGAAGAGGACTGTGGTCTTGCCTGGGCCACCCTTCAGGGTGCCAAACGCAACAACTAGCATGAAATGTCCTCCTAACTACTTTGGCTATTGATTTCTATATCCCATTGGTTCTTACTCTCGAACTTGGTTTCCTTAATATTACACTAATTACTCCCGAAATGTCAAACTTTTCTCTTATAGTTACTAATTTGTATATTCTTTTGGTTTTTAATCACTATTTGTAAAACCATTTGCAAAACCAATTTCTTATTGATTTAGTTTAACTTTCGCAAACTCTTTTCTATAATCTTTTAGAGTTTCATTTGCTTTTTCATTAGGTTTTTCTTTTCTTTTTTCTTTAAGAAAATAATTTGCAAATTAGTGTCGTGTTTTTCCAAAGTGTACGTTGAAACTTTGGAACATGGTGCCAAATCTTCCTCTGCCCATAAATAGACCCGTCTCCAGAAGGGAGGAGCTGGCAGAATCTGTATGCGGTATAGTGCAACTTAAGTCATAACGATGTAGGGGTGCTATTCACCTTTCTGATTATCAGGAATAGGAACGAGGATAGAAAAAAGGGAGAAATAATTCGATTTATAAAAAACGAACAAACAAACTTAAGAATTTTGTTGGATTTGCCCGTATTGTGCATAGAAATGCTGTCTTTTGCTGTCCTTGTTTGTTAGTTTATTTATCCCTATTTATCATCTTGTTAGTTATCTTGTTTATGGGAGGCCTCAATTCCTAGAGCCGCAAAGGATTTAGCGATTAAAGGTCATAGAGATGTAGGGGATAGGACATACCGTTGTAGGGGATAGGTCATGCTATTGTCGGTGTTGGGACATACCGTTGTAGGTGTAAAAGACATACCATTGTAGGGGCGGTTTCTGAAAAAGTCATAGAGATGTGGGGGCAATCCGCACCAAAGGTCATATTTAACCCTTGACATTATGACTTGATGGGGATATCTTGTGGATAAGAGGTGGTATAAATGTCTTCTTTAAACGAAAATTACTTTGTCGAGAAGTCAAAAGCGCTTGTCTGGGCAAAGTTTAAAGACTATGGCTCCGGGGAGTTGAAGATCCTGGACACCTATTTGTCCCGCATCAATGCCCGAGATCCAGACTCTTCCTTTGTAACTTTCACAAAGAAGGAGTATGCAGACCTGATGGGATTGGACCCTGATATCCGAACAGATCAGATGAAATCGTATACCAGTGGCCTGCTTAGCAATGTGGTTACGATGGACCTGCCTAATAAGGGGTATGTACAGTATCCTCTTTTCTCTGAAGCTAAGTGCGAGTATGATGAGAAGTCCGGTCAAGTCACCATTTCAATTGACTGCAACCCAAAGCTAAAACAGGCTTTCTTCGATCTTGCAAATGACGGATATGTGCGATACCAGCTGAAGAACGTAATTAATATGCGCAGCCAATATAGCATCAAGCTTTATTCGATGTTGAAGGATAAGCATTTTGGATGGACAGTGGAAGTGGAGGATCTGCGAAAGAAGCTGGGTGCCACTTCTGCCACATACAAAGAGTTCAAGCGGTTCAACAGCCTTGTCCTGAAAAAGGCCATTGATGAGATCAACAGCATTACTGATATCGAAGTTGACACAGAGAACATCCGAAAGGGTCGAGTCGTTGTGGCAATCAAATTCTCGATAAAAGAAAGACCGCAGGTTCTGGATGCCGGCACTGAAGAAGTTGAAGAGCAGATGGCTTTGGATGATTTCGTAGATGTAGATCACAAGGAGATTTATGAGCCGGACGATCCGCTGGCCCTGGCCGCCTCCATGCTGCCACCGGAGTTCACCCGCGAGCAGGTGCAGCTGCTCATGTCGCTGGCAACCGAGCATATGCCGTACACCGTGGCCAGCTTTGCCGAGAAAGAGATCTGGATTGCTGACTATCTGCATTCCAAAGTGCAGTTGATGAAGGCTGATCCAACTGTCAAATCTCAATTCGGCTGGTTGAAAAACGCGGTTGCTCAAAATTGGAAATAAGAAAAAAAGATGGGCAGACAGCATAAGTCTGTCCATCTTTTTTTAGATAAAATGTTAATTTTTTCTTGCATGTATTGACATAATTATTATTTTAATATAATTTTGCCATAGGAGGTATGACATATGAGAGACATTGATCACTAACTAAAAATGGAGTGTTTTGGGTGGTAGAAGGAATCATTCCCGGTGTGATTTCCGGTGTCATATCGTCTGTTTTTTTGTATATCGTAATCTTTCGCATTAAGCCAAGACTCAAAATCTCGGACGATATTTGTCGCGACAAACAAAATCACAGCTTCAGAGTCAAAGTGGTTAATTTGACTCGCGTGAACCTCGTAGATGTCAAATATACCTTGGATGTCTGTTATCCACACGGAGATGGTATAGTTGATATTCAAGAAATTATCCCCGCAAAGTCCAGGATGGAATTTATGGAAGCGTATTCTTCTGATGAAGAGAACTCTAATTATGCAGTTCGCTTGAGTTACAACATCGACGATTCCATTTTCCAGAAAGACTGTTATTTTCTGTTCACGTTCTATGCAAAGCACGCTGTATCAGGAACCGCAACATTTATCCGCAAGCAATTTTATCCCAAAAATATCAAGTGTGGTCATTTCGAGATGGGAAAATCTACGAAAATTATCGTAGAACCTTGTCACCAAACCTTTTGCAACTGTAACAAGAGGTGCGGTTAAAAGGCACTTGATCCAGAGCATAACAAAAGAGGCCGGGGCTACCATTAGTCCCGGCCTCTTTTCCTTATTGATTTTCTTCTAATTTCGCCATAGAATAGCGGCATCTTATGGAAGGGAAGGGGAGGACTATGGGACTGTTCGGCCAAAAAAAAGCAAAGGTGCAGCCGGAACCTATCACACTTGCTGACGTTGATTTCGAGTTGGCGGCGAAGTTAGATGCTCAAGATCAGCAGATGGCTGCTATCCAGCGGGCAGAAGGTGCCTTTAAGGACACGGGGGACATCGACGCACTCATAGCGTTCTGGGAAGATATATGGGACAACGGAGGCCTTTTGGTCAACGGTTCAAGGTGGACGTTCCGGCTGCCTGATTTATATATCAAAATTCAGGATTACGACAACACTTTGAGGATCCTGCGAAAAATCAAAAATCCAGCGTATAAAACAAAGAAGGAATCTTATATCGAGAGGGTTTATGCCTTGAAAGCGAAGCAAAAATAAGCGCGTAACGGTGTGCGCTTATTAGATCAGCAAGCATAGTCCAAGTTTGTAACTTCGTCCAAACTCGGACGCTTCAAGGGGGATTCTCCCCCCTATGACCCCCATTGACCTCGTTCCGAAACCGTGACGGTTTGGTACGAGTTGTGCTGCGCACAATCGGCTTCGCCTCGGAGGGTTGAGACGCGTCTCAATGGCTGAAATAGGGCAAAAAAATAAAAGGCAGGGGAGAAAATCCCCTGCCTTGTTCTATTTCGCATTTTAAGCCCCCTTAGAGCCGTTTTGCGCTTGAATGACCCGCTTACCCGCGGAGCGCCACAGAAGCGCACACGCTTAAACTGTGGGCCGGGACGCCGCCGACTTGAAAGGGAAGTGCATCAGACCTTCGTGATATACGCCTGATAGCCTTTCTCCTCCAGCTGCTTTTTCAGGGCCTCCGCGTTGGCCTTCTTGCTGAACGCGCCCAGCTGCACCTTATACATGGTGCCGCCGGCCGCGCCGGTTGAGGAGGCAGCCTTCTTTTTCAGGCCGCCGCGCTTCACAAGGACCTCCGTAATGGCCTTTGCGCACTTCTGAGCATAGTCCTCCGTGAGGATGATAGGAACGTCCGTCTTGGAATCCATGAAGCCCAGTTCCAGCAAAACAGCCGGCATGGTGGATTTGCGCAGCACATACAGGTCAGAGGTGGATTTCGGCGTGGTTCGGTTGCCCTTCAGGCCGGTGTGCTCGATCAGGGCGTCATAGAGAGCCGCCTGCCACTTCTTGGACTCGTTGCTGGCGTTGGGGTGGACATAGACCACAATCCCGCCTGCGCTGGTGCCGTTGGCCCCGGCGTTATGATGTACAGACAGGTAAAAGTCCGCACCCCAAGTGTTGGCGTTGTTGGTGCGCGTGGCCAGAGGTACGTTTTCCTCACCGCCGTCGCTATCGTCCAGGCGCAGCAGGGAATAGCCCTCATAGGCCTCCAGATTGTCCTCTACCATGTCACAGATTCGGTCATTCAGCCACCACTCGCGGGTCTCGTTGGGATCCAGCGATTTCAGGCAGCGCTTGCCCGGCGTGTTGATGCCGTGCCCCGCACCGAGGGCGATCTTGAAATTACTCATAGTATCAACTCCTTGCATGAATAGGGAAGGGGGAGGCAGTATTTTGCCTCCCCCACGTTTTGATTTACTGATTGCTGACCTCCGGCAGGCCCGCCAGAGAGGTAAGGATGGACACCACGCCCGCCATGGCGGACACGGAGGCCACCGCCACCCAGTCGGCCTCCAGAACGCCCACGGCGCTGCCGGACAGCATACCGACCGCCGTCTGGGCCACGGTCTTGATGGCTCTGATCAGAGCCGCTTTCAGCCACGTCATGGCTTGTCCCTCCTTTAAACCAGGGTGTCGTTCTTGACCTCGTAGCTCTTGCCGGCGATGATGCACAGGGCAAAGGCCTCGCCCATGGCGGCGTTCACCAGCTTACCGTCCTTCACCTGCACCTTGTCCAGAGAGCCGGTGCCGGAATCAAGCAGGCCCCAGCCGTTGGCCTGATCGGGATAGTAGCCCACGGTGGTGGCACGCATCTCCTCTTCGGTCAGGATGTTCTTGCCGGGGTTCAGCTTGATGCCCTTCAGTTCGGCGTTGGCCTGCTCCAGAGTCATTTCGCCTGCGGTGTACTTCTGCAGAATTTCGATGTTAGTCATGGTGTTGTTTCCTTTCTGTTTATAAATTTGGTCGGAATCCGACCGGTTTTCACGGTTCGTGGGCCTTTGCGTTCAGATACTTCTCGATCTTGTTGATCGCTTCGGTGACGGGGCCGTTGCAGCCTTTCTCCTGAAGCCCCTTCAGGCAGGCCAGAACGCCGTAGGTCAGAAGCTGCTGCTCCTTGTTGATGCCTTCCATGTCTTCCGCCAGAACTTCCTTCAGCGCGGCCATGTCAGCCTCATGCTTGGCCTTCAGGCTTTCGATGTCGGTGGTCTGCTGCTCCTGCTTATCGAACCAGCGGACACCGCTGGCGAAGCGCTGGATCAGCAGGACGGCAGCCGTGACCACGGCTCCCGCCGTGATCACCGTCTGCGGCGTGATCTCGATCATCATGCCGTCACCTCCGCGCTCTGGAGCGTCCCGTCATCGTCCACCGTGATCCTGAACCGCTTCCCGCCGGGAGAAGTCAGGATCAGCGCCGTGCCCTCCACGGAACCGGCAAACCAGGCATTGCCGTCCCAGTCCAGCGTGTGGGCGTTGGAGCGGGAATTTTCGCCAGAGCCATTACCAACAATGTGAAGATACTTGCTTGCGGCATCCTCAATGTTATAGGAGCCTTCTGCGTGCTGAGCAACAGACGCGGCAATCGTTCCCATGCCTTCTGCGTGGGAACGTCCGCCAGAAGCATATGTGTTATAACCCTCGGCGTGAGCGGCCGAGCCGTAGGCTTTTGTAAGACGGCCTTCTGAGTGGGAAGCATCCCCATAGGCTTGCGAACGAACCCCCTCTGCGTGAGCGTGGTCTTCGTTGGCGGTGGTACTGTAGCCTTCTGCGTGGGAATATTCGCCAGAAGCATATGTGTTATGACCCTCGGCGTGAGCGCAACTGCCGGAGGCGTGGGTCTTATTCCCCTCCGCGTGAGCGAAAGTGCCACCACAATAATTCGACTCATAGTCATTAAAAATTTCCGAACCTTCTGCGCTTCCTGGACGGCCCACTAAAACAGGCTTGTTCTTAATGTATCCGGCTTCGCCTTCTTCCGCAGCATAATCCGGGTCGTGTATTTTACCGTCCAACTCCGTGACATGGCTATCTACTTTAGAAATGTATCTGCCAAGGCGCTGGATCTTAAACCAAAGCCCATTCACCAGCGTTTTGATAAAATCAAGATTTGGGATCATAGATTACTCCTCCAATCCCTGCATGGCCCACTGGTTATCCGGCGTGCAGATGATCGCCGCATAAGATTCAAGCACAAAACCGCCAAAAGCAATACCTTCCGAAGCCACCTGCATAACAGGCAGATATACATAACCCTGCCCCAGAGAAGTTCCGTCTAACCGAAACACGGGAAAAGCCCCGGCTTCAATCGCTGCCATGATCTCAGCAAAGGTCTTGTCGGCTCCGGTGACACTACCGGTCTCCGGATCAAGGGCAGCCGTAACAATAAAACTGCCTGTACCGCCGCCCAGCTTCGCAGCCGGGATTTGCTTTACCGCGCCGTTGTCCACCGCCAGAACGGTAGCACCCTCACCGGGCTCCTCCAGCAGTTCCACCTCGCTCAAAGGCTTGAAATTATAAACTTCACTCATACAAAACCTCCTCACAAAATATAGACCGTGGTGCCTGCGTCCGTGTAGAACGTCTCGTTTTCATAAGCCGGGGTCAATACGCCGCTTTCCGCAAGGAGTTCCAGCGCAGCGGCTCCGCCAACGCTGGCGCTTTGATCTCCGGTAAACAGACTGTCCGGCAAATACTTTCTTTCGATCTTCTCCTCGACAAAACCCGTGTATCCGGGAAGCGTCAGCGAAGAAACCGGGCCGCCTTCGTATCTGAAATAAACACCGGCCTCGGGGAAAGAGAATCCCGCCACATCTGCGCCAACAGCTTCCTCCTGAACGTAGTACACAACGTCGGGGAAGTCCGGGTAGTCATCCGCCATATGAACAAACACTCCGGGCACCACCATTTGAGCGCCGCCGGGGATCGTCAGTTCCTGCCCATTCACGACTACCGTTGCGCCGTTCACGGTATCTTCTTCGCGCACAATGGCGTCGGAGACCTTGTAGAACTGCCCATCGCTGCTCGACACACGACCCTCCGTGTCACCCGGCCAGGTCAGGGTGTCACTGCTCGTTTTCTCCAAAATGCCCAGATACTTGTTGTCGAGGGTTTTTAAAACCTTGGTGGAGATAGAAAGCGTTACAGAGACAGACCCATCAACGGCTTCAACGCTCAAACTGTCGGGATACCAGTGAAGCAGGAAAGGCTCGCCGGTATCTTCGGCCCAAACACCTTGACCGTTGCCAAGCAAAATTTCGCCGTCGCTTTCGTAGCAGATACACTCATAAGCAACGCCGTTCCACGTGACGGTGTAGCTTTTACCGGGTTCGAGGCTGATTGCGACGTCCACCACATCACCAAAAAAACCATCAGTTTCAATTGTGGTTTCCTCCAAAACCACAAACGGCACATTGTCACCAAAAGGCCGACCCTCCAGATCGTCCCAGTGGATCTTGCGGTTTGCGTTTTTGGCGGCTTCCTCAGCCGACTTTGCCGCATCTTCTGCGCTTGTCTCCGCATTTTGGGCAGCCGTTTCAGCTGCCGCTTTATCCTGCGCAGCCGCTTTTGCGCTGGCCTTGGCTTCTGCTGCAGAGTTGGACGCCACCGTTTCGCTGGATGCCGCGTTTTTGGCCGAAGTATCAGCATCAGATTGGCTTCTGTCTGCTCGAAGTGCTGCGTCTTCTGCCAGATTCTTAAAAGATTCGGCCACTTGGGCCTGTCCAGCCGCAGCGTCGGCCATAGACGCCGCGTTATTCGCAAAAACTCTCGCAGAATCCCGTGCCGCCAATGCCATTTCTTCGCTGGCTGCCGCGTTGTGCATGGCCTCATACACCCGCTGTTCCAGCTGGGTGAACTCGCTGGGAATCTCCGGCCAGTGTTCGTCGCCGGAGAGGGAACGGCCCACGAACACCGTGATTTCGTTCGTGTGACGCACCACATCGCCCTTCGTTCCTTTCAGCTGTACGGTATAGTCACCAGTGACACTCAGCTGTTTCGCCGTCAGCGTGGCCGCCAGACTCCCGTCTGCCTGCAGTGCCAAATAGATGATATCGAACAGTTCACCCGCCTGAACCATGGCGGCCCAGTCGTAGCCTTCCGGGATCTCACCGACCACCTTCAGTTCCCGACTCAGGTTGTCATGCTGCATGGCCAGCAGCTTCCCGTTGGCTGTGATCTTCCAATTCTTAAATAAAATCATAAAATCGCCTCCTCAAAATTAAGAGACATTCTCAGTAATAGATGATGATTGCGCCGTCAGCACCATCACCACCGTTGGTGCCGTTACCCGGTTCGCCGCCGTAAGCAGTCTGGAAATAACTATTGAAATCAATGTCCCACCGATGGCGAAGGCCAGCGCCGCCGCCGCCACCGCCACCGTTACCAGCACCGCCACCCTGCCCGGGATTTACACCATCAGCACCAGCATTACCGGTAGCTCCATCGCCGCCGTCCGATGTATTGCCAGCATTTCCACCAGCAGCACCATAAGCAGCACCGCCGCCGCCCCCGCCGTAATAAGTGGTTCCATTTCTTCCAGAGCTGGCTTCAACATCTCTGGCTCTTGCGCCGGTTCCGCCGGCATATTCAGCAACGGCCTCGCCGTCTTCACCCTTCATGCGGTTTTCGTTTTCATCTTCCCACTGATCGTTACCGTTACCACCTTTGCCACCCGCATGGCCTTCAAGGCCAGAGGCGGCAAAGGTGGTGCCAGTTTTCGCCTCAAAATAACCGTAGGGGTACTGGCGGCCATAATCGGAGGAGTACCCGCCAAACGTGGTGGGCGTTCCGGCAGTGCCGTCAGACTGTGCAACACTTGCGGTCTGGCCTTTGCCTCCAGTACCGCCGATACCGCAGGCAAAAGCGAAGGACTGACCGGGGGTTACATCGAGGGAGATTTCAAAGATACGGCCGCCAGCACCAGCTTTGCCACCGGCACCACCAGCACCGCCCTCACCGGGTTCGACGGGATCATCTTCTGTGGAATCGCCACCGGCAGTGCCTCGCTTGCCGCCGGAGCCACCGCCGCCGGCTCCCACAAGGATGATTCGGATTTTCGCAACACCATCCGGAACTGCCCAGCTGCCCGAGCCGGTCAGCATGGCATGGTTGGTGAAACCAGAAAGAGTCCCCTGCGGCGTGAAGCCTACAAGGAACTCTGCATTTGCCTTATTTACGCTGCTCATGGTCACGGCCAGACTTTTGATCGTGGCCGTTTCCTGTTCCAGCGTGTAGGGATTGATTACAGAGACCACATCGCCGGCGCGTTCCGTTCCAAACAAAACGTCCTGCTGGATGGTCTTATTACACTGCAGATACGCGAAGAGCCGCTCGGCAAGGCTCTGGGCGATCTGGGGATTTGCCAGATAGCAGTTTGATACGGTCTTGACCGTATCGGTGGGGGCCACTTCGGCATTTCCGGCCGAAACGACCCGGGTAACATGGGTGTACGGCTTGCCGGTCAGTGTTACCGTGCCCCTTGCGCTGATCTTCGCAAAGTTGGCCCCGGACTCCACAATCGTTCCCCCTTCGATGGCCAGACTGTGGTACGGCTGGTTAAACTCGATCATCTCCGTACCATCTACGCCATCAGAGAACAACGTAACCACGTTGCCCGCCTCGAAATAGTTGTGTTCCGTGACCTGAACGCACACGACCGGCTTTTCTGTGGTAACAGATCCACCAATATAGCAGCGCTTCGCATCAAAAACCCCCGTCGAAACGGGGGACATGGCCGTGATATAGAGGGTTCCTCCATCGTCAATCTTGATGGTAGCGCCGACAGCCATGAGCAGCTGCTGCAGGTTGTCTCTGCGCGTTGCGATGGGGAGATAGCCGGTTACCGTGGCGTTTGCCACATCGGGATCGAGCGTATAGGTGACGCCAGCCAGAACATCCGCGAAGATCTCCTGTGCCGGGATGCCCACGTAAATGCCGCCGTAGTGACGGCTGTTCAGCAGCATACCGACAATGGAAACCGCAGAGACCCGGTACTTGGTGGCACCAATCCGCTTAACAGACTGCAAAAAGAACTTCCCAACGAGGGCGGTATCGCTGTAATACAAAACCTCGCTGCCTTCTTTGAACTGCGTCTCAATGTCAACGCCTGCGCCCACGATCAGAACCACGGTCAGCGTATCAGCCGCCAGAGATTCACCTACCATCGCGTGAGATGTGGACAAGGAAGCAGATTCGATTTCGTCCTGAAACTCAACACCGCCGATTAAAAACTTGTTCATGTCTCATCGCTCCGTAAACGTCAGGACCGTTCCGGTCCAGTAGTCGAATGTTTCAATGCCCATGCCCCGGTGCTTCTGGGAAGGCTCGGACGGCATCATTTCAGCCGTCCGGTATCCCTTGATCTTCGGGTCAAAGAAATACACCGTGCAATAAGCGCCCTCGCATACCTGAGAAAGCAACTCGCTCAGCTGATCTTCCGTTGCCGGCATACAGATGCAGGTGATAACGGCTTTCCATTTGCGCACATCGTCCGTATAGTCGCCGGAAAGCATATAGCCGCTGTTCGGCCCCAGAACCTTCTTGTACTGCACAGAATAGCCATACGGAGTGAACAGGCCAGAGAAGTCAATCCCGTTGATCTTGATTGTTTTCTTCAAACCATTCCCTCCTTACGCAAACGCGTTGCCGCGCCGCAGCTGCTCATTTTCATTGTAGGTATACATTTTTCTGGCAAGCACTTCGCCGTCCAGAGTCGTGGTCAGTTCAATAACGATCTGCCTTACATCGGCCGCACCACTCATGAGGCTGCCAACAATGCCGGCAGACGATCTGGCAAGGCCGGAGGATGCAAAGTCGATGTTGGCCGTGGAGACATCCAACCCGGCAATCATACGTTTCTTGACGTCCGGGAAGGCCTGATCCCAACCGGCGCCAACACCCAGGGCGTCATTTTTGCCGATAAATGCCCACTTCTTGGATGGACTGTGGATCTCTTCATTGTCCTTAATGCCGGAGAACAGACCATCGAAGAAGCCGGAAACCTTCTCATAGAGCCATCCTGCGAGGCTGGAAATGCCCTCCCAAATACCAGTCACGATATTGATGCCGATTTCCTTGATCTCCGGGCCGTTTTCCTTGAACTCCTCAACGATGGCCATGACGATTTCCGGGACCTTGCTCACGATATCGGGAATCGCGTTGACCGCGCCGACCGCCAGATTACCCAGCAGCTTGACGCCGGAAACGACCATCTCAGGGCCTTTCTCTTCGAGGAGGCCGCCCAGATTGGTCAGGACGGTTTGAACCACAGGCAGGATATTGCCGGCAGCCGTACCGACAGAATCCGTGAAATTGGTAATCAGCACATCCAGATCGGCGTTGCCGTCAGCAATGCCGGTTACGAGGTTCTGCCAGGCAGATTTTGCAGAGGCAACGCTGCCGGAGATGGTGCTGCTGGCCTCCTTCGCCGTGGTGCCGGTGATGCCCATTTCAGTCTGAACAACGTGGATCGCGTCCACGATGTCAGCATAAGAGGAAATATCAAACTCTAAGCCGGACAGCTTTTCAGCATCTTCCAGAAGTCGCTGCATTTCCTCTTTCGTGCCGCCGTAACCCAGCTTCAGGTTATCCAGCATCGTGAAGTTCTGCTTGGCGAAGCCGTTGTAGGCGTTCTGGATCATCTCCATGCTGGTGCCCATCTTATTGGCATTGTCCGACATATCGGTGATGGCCAGATTCGCCTTTTCAGCTGCCTTTGCCGTATCTCCATCGAGGCTCTGCAGCAGGCTTGCGGAGAAGCTGGTCACGGTCTCCATGTACTTATTGGCAGTCATTCCGGCCGTCTTATAGGCGTTTTGGGCATACCCCATAACGGTGTCGGCGCTATCCTTGAACAACGTCTCCACGCCGCCCACCAGCTGCTCCTGCTCGGCAAAGCCGCCGATTGCCTGTTTGCCCAGATTGACAATCGCCTTTCCGGCAACCTTCAAGCCGTCTGCGATCAGATTGCCGGCAGCAACGGTGAGAGAGCTAAAGTTGCTCATCGAGCCGCTGGCCTCTCCGAGCCCGCGCTCGTAATCGTCTGTGTCCAGACGGATTTTTGCGTATAGGTCAAATAAATTCATATCAATTCACCGCCAGCTTCTTGCGCAGATGCGCGATGATCTCTTCGCCGGTTCGGGTTTCTTCCGGCTTCGGATAAAGGATGTCGGAAAACCGACTGACGATATATCGTCCCTCTCCACCGGACATTTTGGAAACATCAGCAACGCTCTCGCCGATGTTCCGGAGACAGTCAGTTAAATAAATGCGGTACGCCGTGTCCTTCCGTTCCTGTTTGAAACGAGCCACAACGTACCGCATAAACGCACTCACTGTTCGGGGGCCTCGGTAGTCTCCGACTGCGAGCCAGAGCAAGTCTGCCCCGTCATCTTGCTCTGCAATCCAAAAAGCTGCATTACCTCTTCGTCTGCCAGCATTTCCAGAAGGCCGATCATGACGGTGGCTCCGGTGCAGTGATATTCTGCCGGATCTTCGTCAGCCAGAATTGCCAGCATGGTCATAACCTCGGAGGGGTTGTTCTGGAGCATAGCACTGGCAAACTCCAGCTTGTTCTTGCAAACGGCCTTTGCCTTGGCATTGGCCGGATTCGCCGCAATCATGCAGACCGGGACAAGCAGCTTCGCAACGATCTCTACGCCCTTTTCATCCTTGAAGTCAGACAGTCTCATGCGGCTGCACCCGCCTTACTGTAGAACTCCATAGGAACAACGGACTGATTTTTGATGGAAACATGGCCGGACAGTTCAACGGAAGTCTGGCCCTTGCCATTCTTGGCGGTCTTCAGGGAGAAGCCGCCGGTGGACAGGGCATTTTTCAGGCACACAGCCACCATGCCGCCGTCCGCACGGTCACCGACCCACCACACATCGGAGAAGTCCGTCTGTTTCAGTTCGCTCCGGGGCGTGATTTTGGAATTGGCAGAATCAACGTCCGCAGCGCCCAGGGCAAGTCTGATAGACTCGGGAGAGGAACCGAGAGAGGTAAAGGCCATCTTGCAGGCCCAAGAGTCCAGCTGCATCAGTTCCATCATGTTGGCCGGACAGTTGTCCACATCCGCGCCCATGTCGGAATAGGTGGGAACACAGGAGACCGTGATGCCGCCGGTCGTAGCGCAGATAATGTCCTCGTCTTTAGGCGCCGCGCCGGTTGCAGGGTCGAAGGTTTTCAGCAGCATACCTGCGTCCAGCTGCATTTCCTCAAAGGTACTCTGAGGAATCTGAGTAAACTTTCCCATAACGATTATCCTTTCGCTCAGTTTTTGGTCAGGTATTCAACGGAAACGTTGATATACCGCCGTTTGATGGTGGAGTCGGTCTCATCCCGGAGGCTCTGGCACCACGGAGAGCCACGTTTCAGCCAGATAAAACCACCATCACAGGGGAAGGTAATGCCGCCCGGGCCAATGGCCTCAGAGAGTTCCTGCGCCTTGGCATTGGGTACGGCTTCGCTCTCGGTGTAAAACCACAGATTGACCGTCAGGCCAACCTCGCCGCTTTCCCACGCATCCGTAATGAGATCATAGGTCAGATATGGGAAAACGACATCTCTGGGAACGGCAGAGGACGCATAAGCAGCCACGCCAAACCCGGAGAAGAACTTCTGCAATGCTTCACCTTTGGTCATGTCAGCCTCCATTCCTCTGCGGTTACTTGCCGCATATCCAACGCTGCACTTCTGGGGGTTTTCTTATCGTCACCCTTGGAGGTGACCCGGAAAACCTTCCCATCCTCGATGCGCCGGAACACGTCATGATATTTCAGCACGATCTCTCTGCTGGTGGTCACTGTGTAAACGCTCGATACATCCTCTTTTTCGGCCTTTCTGACCTGAGTCGAGGAGTCAAGGGTGATTGCAGCGTGAAACGAGTTCCGTTCCTCCCACGTAGGGGTAAAGCCACCCTCGCCGTCTGCCGCATGGTTCCTTTCGAGCATCACACAGGACGCCTTGAAATCATCCATCAGGCTCATATCTTCCTCCACTGATTCAGCCGGCCCCGGAAAGCACGCTGCCACGTAACAGGGCCGCCGGTTTTGGTGTCGGTGGCCTTCGTGTAGGAATAGCCGCCGAAGGACTCGGACTGATAAGGCCCGGTCGATGCTGCGCCGTGCTTTTCTTCCCATTCAGAGATTTCCGCGCTGAGATCAACCACAGCTTTGGGGACAGCCAATGCCCACACAGCACCCTCAAAGGTTTCATCTTTCAGATTATCCCCCGGGTACTGGTGGAGCCCATCATTGAACACAGAGCCTTCAATGCGGAAATACTGGCCTACCTGGAGGAAAGGCAGCGTAATGCTGCCTTCCTCCACCGTAAACGTCCCATGATGGACGCCGCCATATACCACAAACCAGTTGCGCAGATGCCGCAGAATCTGTTCAAGCATTACGCCGCCTCCTTCTTATTCCTCAGAACCGGCCTGCTCGGGTTCACCGTTCTCGGGGTCAGGAGTGCCGGCCTTTTCAGGCTCGCCGTCCTTGATCTCCTCCAGATAAACCTTGCCGTTCTTGTTGGAGCCATCCAGCAGGCTCTTGATGCGGGCCTTGGGAACCTTCACGCCCTCTGCGGGGAAGGTATCGCCGGTCTTATAGAACCGGTCGTTGTCGGTTCTGTCCTTAAATGCTCTGATAACCTTGAACATTCAGCACACCTCCTTAGACGCCCTCGGCCACGGTGTAGACGGCGATGCCGTCCAGGAACTCCGCCCACAGGGCCATGCCCATCAGAGCGAATGCCTCGCCGACCGCGGTCTTGTAGTTGCCCTCAACGTGGAAGCCGATCAGGTTGGTCTCACCCTGCACGGTGTAGTTGAGGCCCAGCTTGGCGAAGTCGCTGTCGCTGGGGTCGATGTAGTACAGGTCGATGTTCTCCACAGGGAGCGCGATCACCTGATTGCGGGCGATATCAGGCTCGGACAGCAGGAACAGGGTCTTATAGCCGAGGAAATTCTCGACATAGTTCAGGCCGAACATGGTCTGGATGGTGATGTCCTTATCGCCCAGGTAGTCGTAGAAGTCCAGGATGTTGGCGAAGCCCACGACCTCGGTCACGTTCTTACGCATCTTCTGGAACTTATCCAGAACGGCGCCCTTGGCCATAGCCAGCGCACGCTGCCAGGTGGACTCCTCGGCAGTCAGGGTGCCGGTCTTCAGGAAGGTGTAGAAACGGGTCAGAACAACGTTCTGCAGCTCGTTCAGGAAGGCCTCGTCGGTCTTCTGCACGGCCACCTCTGCGCCATACTTGGCCACAGCTTCGATGGACACAGCCTTCGCATACTTCTCAACGGTGATGTCACCGAATGCGACAGGCTCCACCTTGGCCATGCTGTAGGGGATCTCCTCACCCTCACCAACAGCACCGCTCTGCAGGGTGATGCTTGCCTTGTTGGCCACCAGCTTAGTGCCGGGAGCCTTACGGATGGGACGCATGACGCCCATGATGGCGCGCAGCGCATCCCAGTTGCTGCCGAACACGCTGACGAAGTCCTGCTCGCGGGCAGCAACGGTGATCTGGGTCTGAACAGTCAGATTCTCTTTTGCCATAGTTGATTACTTCCTTTCTCAATCCGTATTGTTGTTGTTCATGAGTTCGGCGAGAGCCTTCTGGCGGGCAGAGGCATCCAGCAAGAAGCGACCCTTATCGTCCTTCTTGTAGATCTCCTCGCGGGTCTTAGGACCGTCTCCGCCACCGTTGGCAGGAGGATTCTGGGTCTGGGTGCCTTCCTTCTTCTTGGTGACGATGAAGTCTCCCCAGTCCTTCTTGATAGCCTCCGTGTGCTTGTCGGCATCCTTGATCTTGCCGTCCTCTGCAAGCTCGATACCGTCCAGATCGGTGGCGCGGACAACCACGTCGATACGCTTCTCGCTCACGCCGGTTTCCTTCAGGAGTGCTCGCCATGCCTTTTCCTTGGCTGCGCGGGTTTCCTTTTTGGTGTTCTCGGCTTTCAAGGTGTCAAGTTCCTTCTTGACGGTGTCGTGCTTTTCCTTCCAGCCGCCATCCCCGGCAGCTTTCAGGGTGTCCAGTTCCTTCTGGACGCCGGGCAGCTTCTCAGCATCGCCCTTGTACTTCTCGATATCAGCTTTCAGGCCGGACACAGTTTCAGAGTGAGCCTCGATGATCTGCTCGATCTTCTCTTCCTCGATGCCCATAGCCTTGAGCATTTTGCGGGTCAGTGCCATTTTTACTATCTTCCTTTCTTTGTCCCCTGTTCATCGGGGCGATAGATGTTTATAAAAACCGCAGTTCTTTGCGGGTTTTACCGGAACGAAAAAGAGCCAACCAGTAAGAAAAACTTACAGGTTGACTCTTAGTGGTCGCGCTGGATCAATGCCCATGCGCTAAATTTAGTTGTCTGCCTACCGGCTGAGTTCATCCACGATGATATTTCGGTAGGTCTGTTTATGATCGGCAACAGCCGGTTTCAGATAAGGCTGCGCCTCTTGGCCCCGGGTGTGGTGCCAATGGCCCTCCGTGTCCTGGTATACCCAAGGCGTCTGCCGACCGCCGGGATAATGGATGCCGGTTCCCAGTTCGACATAGGCTCCATACTCCTTATTCGTGCCGATATATGCGGCTTGTTCAGAATCATCCACCCGATGGGAGATGCTGTTACGCAGATCGCCACTATCGACCGGGCAGAGGTCTTTTGCATAACCTTCTGCCTGCATCCCGCAGCGCTCCAGCGCCCGGAGGACGGCCTCTTCAAGCTCCTTTTTTACAAATTCGCTGTTGTCAATGAATCTGATTTCCACGTCTGATCACCCACTTCTGCCATTCATCAAAAGTCATTTCGTTGACCAGCACATTCCGGCCGGTAATAGGATCACGAACACGCATCTTCCGCGGCTCGGCCTCGATGCCATCTTTCTCCACCGTCCGCATGGTGCACCGGCAGTTCCAAACCAGCCGGGCAAGGCCGGTGGGGTCGCCCGGGAACATCAGCTTGTGGCCATCAATCCTGAAAGGCGCATCCAGAGCCACCGTCTGGCCGTCCAGCAGTGCGTGTTCATGCCGGGTGCGGCCGTCTTTGGTCGCTACCCAGCGTTTACGCAGCGGCAGGCCCATTTTCTTTGCTCGGGTGTATGATTCCTGCCGCCCGGCGTTCTGCGCTCCTGTGACGGCTGTACGGGCGTTTCTGAGGGCACCGGCGCGGTTGGCGTCAGAGAGATTCTGGACGCGGTTTGCGATCTTGCCGATGCTCTCACCTTGAAGGATTCCAGCTGTTACCTCCGCTGTAAAACGCTTCTTGTTCCATTTCAGGTCCTTCGGAGCGTCTACACGGCGTTTCGGCAGCAACGTGGGATCCTCTGCAATCAGCCGTTTCATAGTCTGCTCATCATAGAGCGTAAAGCCCACATCTCCGGCCACCTGCTCGATGGTATAGGCAGCGTAATTGTGGTTCAGGCTGTAAATGCCCGGCGTGGTGTCGTTCACATAGGACAGAGCCACCTGATTGGCTTCGGTGCAGCGCTGGGCAACATCGTCCCGGAGCGCTTCAAACCGACTCCCCCTCCCGATCTGTGCCAGACGCCACTGCCTGTACTGCTCCTCGGTGATTTTCCCGGCCTCCAGAAGTTCCTGCTGGCGCTTATCTCTGTCAATGAATTTCGAGAAGTATTCGCCGGTTTTCTCCCGGAGATCCTTTTCTGCCGCCCGGTATACCTCGGCAATCCGGCGTTCCAGGGCAGCAAGTTCCTTATCGGTCAGTTCATGCCCCAGGTCTGCCATTTACTCAATCCTCCTCGGTTCGGAAGCCAACCTTCACCGGATCATCATCCGGATCGGGAGGAGCGTTCAGCCGGGCAGATGCCTCGGCGTCCATGCGCTCCAAAATCTCGTCCACTTCCTCCGGCGTCAGCCACGGCAGATGCTTCAGCACGGCTTCATCGTCCAGATGGGCGGCAGCCAACAGCACCATCTGCGTTTCCTCGGTCTGATTGGCAATGCGGTTCCACTTGAAAGAAGGCTCATCCTCAATGCCGATCAGAGCCAGCAGCTGGGAGATAAACTCCCGGATGCAGTATTCAAAATCACCGCACTTATCGTCCATAGGCTGATAGGCCGCCCGGATCTCCGTGGCGGTCTTGGAGCCGGAGGACAGGTCCTTGACGTTGATGATCTGGAAGTCCTCGTACAGGTCCTCTTTCAAAATCTCCAGCATCTTCGCCCGGGCCTCGGTCGGGATATCCAGCGTGTGGGCCTCTGCCTGGACATCATCGTCCAGAACCGCAGCACGGACAACCTTCATGCGCTCAATGAACTTCTGGAGGTCCATATCATCCATGCCGCCGGTGTTTTTCAGCGTCCAATAAAAGCCGGATGTATCGTCGATGTCGTTTGCGAGGCCGCTCTTAACGAAGTCGTAGCAGTCGATGTCCTCCCGGATGCCGATGATCTCGGACTCCCGCAGGTCGTTGGCATACATGGGAATGATGGGGAATCCGGGGTAATTCTCACCCTCGACAGACTCAATCTCACCGTCACCGCGTACATTCTTCGTCAGAGTGTATTTGCGCTTCTCCGTGAGGATTCTCATGTCCTCGTTCTTTCTCTGGATGTACTCGGTCAGGCCGTCCTCCTCATACAGCGTCCAGCGCTTCGTTTCGCCGCCGGAGCTGCTCCAATACCGAACGCCCGCCCGGAGCAGACCGGTTTCCTCATCGTAGATAGGCACGAAACCCGGCTCCTTCGGGGTATCGGCAAACGGGAATACCTCCAAATGGTCGTGATTCCAGAAGCCGAAAGAAACACTGTCCACCATGGCCTTTTTCGCCAGCTTCTGCAGCTGATTGTCAAAGGTTGCGCCCAGTGTATCCTTGGTTTTCTCATCCTCGAAAGTGACGCCGTTACTCAGCACATACTGGGTCTGCTGCAGGACAAACCGGCGAAAGAACCCGGTTTTCAGCTTATAGTTGGCGCTGAACAGATCCGGCATTGCCTGCCCCTGAATGTTGTGCAGGACCTTCTGGAACTTCTCGATGGTGACATTCTTCTTGGCATAGTAAGCCTCTGCATCAGCCGCAACCTTGTACGCAGCGGACCCTTTGTGCTTCTCGACGGCCTGCCGGACGAACAGCATACGCGCCGCTTCGTTGTTACCTGCTGCGACCAATTCCTGATAGGTTTTCATTTCTTCTCCTTCCCGATCAACCGCACAGGTCCTTTAGCGCGTCAATCCTGCCGCCGAAAACGGCGAAATATACTGATCTCGCTTTATAAATTCTTTCTTCCGCAGCGTCTGGCACAGATACCGCATCTGGTCCATGCTGTGGTCGTTGTCCTTGATAACGACGTCTTTGTCCTTCCGCTGCTCGTCCCACAGATAAGCTCCGAACTCCCGGATAGTGTTCACACAGCTGGAATGGATTTTGATTTTATCCTGTTCGAGCAAACTGCCCGTGTACCGGATTCCATCAATCACGGAGTTGTCCGCATCCATGACGTGATATTTTTTATGCCTCCGGATGCACTCCTTGAAGCTGGCCGCAGACGGGTCGATGATGATACGCTTGATGATCGTGTTGTCGATGAACTTCACCAGATCGGCGTAGTATTCCTCGTCCGTCTTCTGCTGCTTGGTCTTTTGGCTGTCGTGGTAATACTCACGCTCCATCGTGGCCACGCCGTTGTGGATACGCCAGAGGCCCATAGCGCAAGGGTTAATTGTGCCGTAGTCGATGGAGACATAATAGTCGCCCTGTTTCCCGTGTTCCTCGACAACATGGTCGGCCTTTCGGAACATGGGATAGACAAGGCCCTCGGCCGCCACCCACAGGCCCCGGATATAACGGTCATAGAACACGCCGGAATATGCCCGCTCATAGCGCTCCCGGATTCTCTGGGCAAGAGACGGGTTATCGTCCATCGTGAAATGGATATGCAGCGCGTTACGCTCCTTGATCTTGTCGCCCTCAATCCACTCTTTGTAAAACCAATGCTCCGGGCCTGCCGGGTTGCAGTTGAACCAAAAGGTGGATCCGGCCACAGAGCAACGTGCCATCGCCTGCTCCACGAAGGACCGGGGCATAAGCGCCACCTCGTCCAGAAGGATGCCGGCGAGAGTGATGCCCTGAATCAGCGCATAGGACGATTCATCAGTGCCACCGAACAGGAAGTAGGAATTGCTCTTTCCGTTGTATTTGATGATGATTTTGTTTTCAGACCGCTTCTCGATGATCTGAAAAGACATCGGAACCCAGTCACGCAGATTCAGAATGATATTGCGCCGCAGGGAGCCGATTGTTTTGCCGCAGATGGCAAATTTTTGCTTGTCGAAGGTACTCATGCTCCAGAGGATGAAGCCGACCGTCATACACACCGATTTGCCGGAACGGACGGAGCCGTCGCAGATCAGCGCGTCCCGGTCTTTGAACTTCGGTTGAGTCCACCAAAGCATGGCCAGCCGCTGCCGCTTACTCAACTTCTGGTAAATCATTGGTCTCAATCTCCTCCACAGCCTTGATAGCATCGAGCAGGTTATTATCGTCTCGCTCCGGCTTGGAGCTATCCAGCAGAGCCTCGCGCTTTAGCTTCAGCTCCGCCTTTTTCAGCTTCAATTCTTCTTTTCGTATATCGAGAGCAGGGTTTGCCCCCGCGGTGTCGCGTAAAAATTCAAGCGCCCGGATATCGCCAGACAATCCTTTGATTAAGGCCCTGACCAGCATTGCGTCCTGCATAGTGGCATCCTCGATGTCATATCCAAAGGCTTTCATGTGCTGTTTGATTTTGTTGACACCATCACCATTGGCCTTGGAGATGTCCATATTCAGCAGTGTTGCAGCAGCCTGACGCATGGCCTTTTTTCGGCGCCGGGATTCACCGGAGGCTTTGCCGCCTTTACTTCCATTGATTTTGGCTTCTTCACGGCTTTGGTCGCTCGTAAAAGGCTTCAAATTCTCTTCGTTTGCCACACCACTTCCGAACCTCCTCTCAATCGCTGATCAGCACAGCCTCCTCGCCTGTGAATGTCTCCCACCGGTCGATGATCACATCGACATACCGGGGGTCAAACTCCATGGAATAGCCAACACGGCCGTTCTGCTCACAGGCCATAATCGTTGTGCCGGAGCCACCAAAGAGATCCAGGACAATATCGCCGCCCTTGGTGTTGTTGCAGATCTGATAGTCAAACAACGGAATCGGCTTCATGGTCGGATGGAGGTCGTTGCGAGTCGGCCGGTCAAAGTTCAGAATTGTGCTCTGCTTCCGGTCGGCTGCCCACAGGTGGGCGGCTCCATCCTTCCAGCCGTACAGGCAAGGTTCGTGCTTCCAGTGGTAATCCTGTCGGCCCATGACGATGCTGTTTTTGCACCAAATCAGGCACTGGCGAACCTCCAGACCGACTTCCTTGGCAGCGATACGGAAGTTTGCTCCCTCGCTGTCAGCGTGCCAGATGTAATAGCAGGCGCCCGGCTTCATGGCATCGAGCGCACAGGAGAAGGCAGCCTTCAGGAACTCGCGGAAGGCGCTGTCCTCCATCTTGTCGTTCTGGATCTTCAAGGCGTCTGCCGTCTTGCCGGTATAGTCCACGTTATACGGTGGATCAGTGAGCAGCAGGTCAGCTTTCAGGCCGCCCATCAGCTTCTCCACGTCCTCCGGCTTTGTGCTGTCGCCGCACATCAGACGGTGGCGGCCCAGCTGCCATACCTCGCCCGGTTTTGCCCGGGGCACTTCCGGAGCCGGCTTGTCGTATTCATCGTCTACGACCTCCTGCCGGTCCTCCTCTAAGTCAAGACCCCAGTCAAGGTCCAGGTCTCCGAAATCAAGATCAGCCAGTTCCCCGGCCAGCATTTCCATATCCCAGTCGGCCAGTTCGTTGGTCTTATTGTCCAGGAGTCGGTATTTCTTCTTTTGCTCCTCGGTCAGATCCTCTTTGACGATACATACCGCCTCGGTTCGGCCCAGCTTCTGCAGAGCCTTGTACCGGGTGTGGCCGGCGAGGATCACACCGGCCTCGTCTATAATAATTGGCGCTATGTAGCCGCATTGGAGAATACTCTCCGCCACAGCCTCCACGGCGCCATCGTTGTTTCTTGGATTCTTCTCATACGGATGGATGTCGGCCAGCTGCCGTACCACCATCGACAGAGAGTTATAATGCGGAGCCTGCTCCGCATTGCCTGGGAGTCCAGGCAGCAGTCATGTTCTTACCCATAGCTTCACCGCCTGTTTTTATTTGAGAGTCCCCAACCGGAGTTTCACCGGGGCACTCCACCGAGTGGAGCGTCAGGCTCGGCCGTGGTGGCCATTTACGGGGCGCCCGATAAGGAGGTACACATGAACCCGGCGCAAAAAAAGAGCGAGGGCATAGCACCCACGCTCTTTCGGCCTACGGAGCAACAGGAAACCGCGCCCGGGAAATAAGGTAAAACCCGTCGCGGCTCTTGCGTTCCTGTTTGGCTCTCGCCTTTGCTCCGATGCTTGTACTATACACCCAAAAACCACCCCCAAACAAGGACAAAAGCGGACAATTACGGACAAAACAGGACAGATTTTCGGGGTTCAATTAAAAAAACCGCCCACTTTTTCAAGTGAACGGTTGTTTTACTCTAAAGTTACTCTAAAATACTCTCAATTTTCTGCAAAGCGCCCGGTCTTACTCCGGTACTCCTCCACCAGCTTATAGTAGGTGGTCCGGGTCAGGCCCAGCTTATCCATGACATACTTATTGGTGCGCTCCTTGCGCTCTACCTCGCCCTGCAGCCGGGCAAACTCATAACGGTCGACCTCCACCGGCTTTCTTCCTTTATACTTGCCGGCGCGTTTGGCTGCCTCGATGCCGCCCCGCTGCCGGCGCTTCCGCTCCTCGGTTTCCTGCTGGGCCATCCAGGCAAAGATGGTCAGCACGATCTTGGAGATCATCTCGCCGGTTGGATCATCCTCGCTGCGCCCCCGGGTGTCCAGCAACGGCATATTGAGCACCACCATGTCGCAGCCGACTTCCTCCGTGAAGTATCGCCACTCCTGCTCAATCTCCCGGGCATTACGGCCCAGCCGATCCAGAGCGTCCAGGTATACCGTGTCACCCTTTCGGACGATGGCCCTTGCCCGCTGGTATTCCTGCCGGTGCTCCAGGTTGCCCCGAGTGCCGGAGCGCTTGTCGATGAAGATATAGCGATCCTCAATGCCCAACGCCCGGAATGCGTCAATCTGGCGCTGGGGGTTCTGCTCTACTGTTGACACCCGGCCGATGCCAATATCAATTCCTCCCATATTCAGTTGTCCTCCTCATTTTTTATGACCGCATTATACCACCGAAACTCGGTCAGTGGTATATCTCGAAACTCCGGAAACGGACAAATTTCATCCAGCGCGTCCAAAATCTCATCTACTCGCGCCACGTCAAAGGTCGCCTCGTCCGTTTCATCCAGATAAGCCGCCAGCGCATCCCGCAGCCGTTCCGCGCGTTCCTCCAGATCATCCATCTGCCACACCTCCCCCACCATGTCTATTTGGTAGGTCCGGGAAAATGTGACACGGACGCCCGGGAAAAGTGTCCCTCTGGAGTATTCCCCAGACGCACACCGGGATCCTGCCGGGATATGTTCGGCAAGAGTCGAAACGCAGAACAAAACTGTTCGCTTGGAAGTTATCCACCCTTTCCACACACTTTTCCACCCGAATTTCG